CTGGCTATTCTTTTGGCAGACGGTCTCACAGACGACACACGACTTTACTCCATGCGGGAACCGACCCTCGCTCTAGTCATCTCTTCTGCTAACAAGCTAGTCATGGCTGCTGGCAGAGAGCGATAAACTCTTTCTCTTCGTGAAGCATACTTATACAACGCTATGAAGAAACGTTTTCAACCTAAGTACATTAAGCGAGGTCACGAGCGCCGCTCGGGTCTTGGGCAGACGGGCGCACACGGAACTTCTCACCGGATCGCACCGCCCGACGCTCACAGGCTGGGTAATCTACCTCAAGCCTGGCCCCGAACAGGGCAAACGGGCCAGTACACAGCTTCTATCATGGGGCGCATGGGTGACGGTTCTTTAGCTTACTACACAGACGAAGACATAGAGGACTTCAAGAAAATGGACGGTCCTCCCGGCAAATCCGGAAACTATAAAAAGAGCGCAACTCGAATTTACATCAAAAAAGGCGGGGGCAAACCGATGATCGGAGCCACGGGTATACACGAGTCCAAGGAGCAGAGCATGGAAGAGCAAGCACTACGAGAACTGATTCAAGAGATGATCCAGCAAGAGATCGAAGAGGGCCGTAAGAGAAAGATGCCCGCAGATGTGGCTGCCTACTCAGTTGAGCTGATGGATGAAGACGAGGAAGACGAAGATCGCAAGGATATGGATGAGTTCTCGGGTTCTGCTGCCGTCGCAGGTTATACACTGCCCCTCGGAGCCTCAAACCACCCCTCCACCCTGAAATCTCGCGGAGATTTCACCGCCAAAATGTATGGCGGTCGCCGCATCAAGCTGAACGCGCGCGCCCTCGCTCGAAGAGAAGATTAAAATAATTACAGTCTCTGTTGAACATCTGTGATTTTGTGTGTAAATTTATCACATACAAACTGCCAGATATAAGGAGACAAAAATGGCACTTGATTTTGATGCAATCCGACGCAAGGTTGCGCAGCTTTCTGGGAACGGTCCCAAGCGCAGCTCGATCTTTTGGCGTCCTGATGAGGGCGAATACACCATTCGATTGCTGCCGTGGAAAGATTCCGACGGTCAACCCTTTAAGGAACGCTGGTTCTATTACAACATCGGTGAGAATCGCGGTATTCTCGCTCCCAAGCAGTTTAGCAAGCCTGATCCCATCCAGGAGCTGATTAACAAGCTGCGTGATGATGGTACTCCTGAGTCCGCCGAGCTGTGCAAGCGCTTGTATCCCAAGATGCGTGCTTACGCTCCTGTCGTGGTTCGAGGCGAAGAAGATAAGGGTACTCAACTCTGGTCTTTCGGTAAGCGCGTCTACCAAGATTTGCTTTCTATCATGCTTGATCCTGACTATGGAGACATCACCGATCCTCTGGAGGGTCGTGATGTGAAGGTTACTATTACCAAGCAGCCAGGACAAAACTGGGCCACTACCACAGTTATGCCTCGCGGAAAGCAAACTAATCTGACCGACGATGATGACAAAACGCAAAATTTGCTGGACAATCTCCCGAACCTCGATGAGCTTTATAGCCTTGAGTCTTACGAGGAGATCGAGAAGAAAGTGAATGATTGGCTTAACGGATCTTCCTCAGCGGACGGTACGGAGCAATCTACCACCACTGCATCGACCACAACCACGACTGCTACCACGACTACTAATACTAGTCAGAATAGTAAGCAAGAAGAGGGTAAGCAATACACTTCTCTTGATGAAGCATTTGCCGATCTTCTAGAAGGTTGAGGTGACGTATGGCGAGAAAAAAGACTGCAAAAAGACCTGAGACTGATGACTTCACCTCTGACTTAATTAAGTCTCTTAACAAGGACCACGGTAGTCGTATCGCCTACAATCTCAGCGTTGATGAGTCTCCAACACATGTGAAGGCCTGGGTCTCTACAGGAATCCGTCAGCTTGATTATCTTACAGCTAATCGTAAAGGCGGCGGTCTTCCTTGCGGAAGAATAGTAGAGATCTTTGGTCCTCCATCGATCGGTAAGTCCCACATTGCCCTCCAAATCGCCCGCAATACGCAGGCGATGGGGGGTATTGTGGTTTATATCGACACCGAGAATGGAACATCTGTTGAGAACTTAGGCTTGCTTGGAATTGATGTTTCTAAGCGCTTTGTGTTTATCGAGACTGCTTGCACAGAAGAAGTTTTTGGAGTAGCAGAGTCCACGATCACTAAAGCTCGCGGTTTGAACAAAGACGTTCCCATTACTATCGTTTGGGATTCCGTTGCAGCCTCCTCACCGAAAGCTGAGTTGACAGGTGATTACGATAAAGATACGATCGGGCTTCAAGCTAGATCTATTTCCAGAGGCATGAGAAAGATTACTCAAGTTATCGGAAATACAAATACGCTTTTCATATGCCTTAACCAGACTCGCACCAAGATTGGTGTCATGTACGGAGATCCAACTACTACTCCAGGCGGAATGGCAATCCCTTTTCATTCTTCCATTAGAATTAAGCTTGGCGCCGGTTCTCCGATCAAGAACAAGAAAGGCGATGTGGTAGGTATTAATGTTTCCGCAAAGACCATCAAGAACAAGGTCGCGCCGCCTTTTCGATCATGTCAATTTGAGATCCACTTTGGTGTAGGCGTTAAGGAGCATGAGCAGATAACAGATCTTTTGAGGTCATCTGCTGACGTCACTGTAAAAGGAAACACATATTCAGTCGAAGGCGGTGGCGCGTGGAAAACTCTCACTGTGTCTGATGCTAAGACCGGTGAAGTCAAGGTTGAGAAAAAGTTTACAAAAAGCGGAATGGAAGATCTTTTAAATGATCCTGAGTATGCTAAGCACATTGAGGTAATGCTTGAAGAGATTCTTGTAAAGCGCTTTAAAGACAATCAAGATGTTGACACAGATTCTTACGAGGAAGTAAGGTCTATCGCGATGGATATCGCCGAGGGTGAATTAAATTGAGCTGTGATGTAAAAGTAAAGAAGACACATCCGAATGCAGTGATTCCAACTCAAAACCCTGGCGATGTAGGATGGGATCTTTACGCAGTTGAAGACTGTGTTATTCCTCCGGGAGAGTCTCGTCAAATTAAGACGGGCTTGACCCTCGCAGAAACTCCTTTTGACAATGATATCCACAAAACAATATTGCTAAAAATAGAAGGAAGATCAGGAATGGCTCTTAATCATTCTGTGTTTCCTATTGGTGGGATTATTGACCCGTATTACAGAGGGGAAGTTTGTCCAATTCTCTATAATGGTGGGAAAGAAAACTACAGCGTAAGCGCAGGAGATAGAACTGCTCAGATTGTTATCTATGCTGTGCATGCTAAAACTCAGTCTTCTACAACATCGTTTATGGAAGTCAACATCGTAAGGTCGTCTAAAAGAGCTGACAAAGGATTCGGTTCTTCGGGCAAGTAAAATGAGTGACACAGTTCTTGTATTAGACTGCATGAATATCTTTATTAGATGTTATGCGGCAAATCCTAAAATGTCTTCTCACGGGCACCATATTGGAGGAACTGTAGGGTTTCTTAAGACACTTAGAGGTGTTTGTAATAAGTTTTCTCCAACCAAAATTGTAGCTGTCTGGGAAGGCGGAGGGTCTTCTAGAAGAAGATCTATTCATCCCGGTTATAAAAAAGGTAAAAAACCTAAGAGGATGAATAGGTTTTATGAAGATGACATACCTGACACAGAGAAGAATAAAAATCTCCAGATAGCGTCTTTAATTTCGCTCCTTAAAAAGCTACCTGTGTGTCAAGTTTATGTAGGTGACTGTGAGTGCGATGATGTTATTGGGTATCTTTGCAAGTACACACTACGCAATGAAAGCAAAGTCATAGTTTCGTCTGACCAAGACTATTACCAGCTACTAAATGAAAAAACTAAGATATATCGCCTAGGCAAAAAAGAAGTTGTCAATGCTGAAGACGTTATTGATTTGACAGGCGTGTCTTGCGAAAACTACTGCTTAGCAAAATGCTTAGTAGGTGATAGTTCCGACAACATCAGCGGGATTAAGGGTGCAGGATTTAAATCTGTTGCTAAAAGATTTCCTGTATTGACAACAAATAAAGAAGCAGATTTAATGCAAATATTTGAGGCTGCTTCTGCAAGCATAGATAAGAAAATTAAGCTGTACAGAGAGATAGTTGATAATTTTGACGTCGTGAAAAGAAACTGGCGTTTGATATACTTAGATACGAGCAATCTGTCGGCGGGCCAAATGGATCAAATCAATCACATAATAGATACATTTGAGCCGTCCAGGAATAAGATTACATTGATGAGAGAACTGATTAAACTAGGCATTCAAAATTTGGATGTTGAGGGCCTCTTATTAAGCATGATTTACGTGAAATAAAAGGAGTAAGATAGGTGTCTTACGAAGATTCGAGTGTCTCTTTTGGAAGTTATGGAAAAGCTTTCCAAGAAAAAATTGTTCAAGGGCTGTTGACAGATCGCCTTTGGGCAGAACAGATGTCTGAAGTTATTAATGTTGATTTTTTCGACTTGAAATATCTTAAGTTTTTAGCTGACAGATACTTTCGATATCACACAAAGTACAAAGATTTTCCAACTCTTCAACTGCTTGTATCGATAATAAGAGACGATTTAAAAACAGGTAATGACACTGTTTTAAGAGACCAGATAATTGAATATCTTCAGCGAATCCGCCACAATCCTGACATGGGCGATCTTGAATACGTCAAGGATAAGGCGCTTGATTTTTGCAGAAAGCAAGCTTTTAGAGGTGCACTCGAGCAAGCTGTTGACCTCATTCAAACTGACAAGTTCGACTCAGTGATGGATCTCATGAGAAATGCACTATCAGTGGGGACCACACCTTCTATTGGGCACGACTTGTTTGAAGATATGGAAGCCCGGTTCGTTACTGTGAGTCGCCACCCGGTACCCACAGGTATGGAATCTCTCGACCAAAAAGGCATACTTAACGGAGGTTTAGGCAGAGGCGAAATCGGTGTTGTAGCTGCACCAACTGGAGTCGGCAAGTCTCACATGCTGGTTAATTTAGGTGCAGCAGCTGTCAAAAGAGGGAAAAACGTAATTCATTATACGTTTGAGTTGACAGAAAACGCAACAGGCCTCAGGTATGATTCAAATATCTGTATGATTCCATCAAATGAGGTTCCGGAGCGCTCTGATGAAGTAAGAGGTGCATATGCAGAAATGGAAGGCCTAGGCAGGCTAATAATTAAAGAGTACCCAACAGGAGCAGCAACTGTTCAAACTCTCCGATCACATATTGAAAAGCTTTCTCTAAAAGGATTTATTCCTGATCTTCTTGTAATTGACTATGCAGATATTATGAGATCATCACGCCAGTATGAGTCAATGCGTCATGAACTTAAAAAAGTATACGAAGACCTTAGAAATCTTGCGATGGAAAAGCAGATTCCAATCTGGACAGCATCTCAAAGTAATAGAGAGAGTGCTTCTTCTGATATCGTAGGCTTAGAGAACATGTCTGAGTCTTATGGTAAGGCACAGGTTGCAGATGTTGTAATTTCTATCTCAAGAAAGCCAACAGAGAAAGCGTCAGGATTAGGTCGTATTTTTATTGCTAAGAATAGAGCAGGCCGCGACGGAATCTTGTTTCCAGTTAAATTAAATACAGCAATGTCAATGTTCTCGGTTATCGAAAATGCTGACGAGATGACGCTCGAAGAAGCAAAAGACAAGAATGAAACTGACATAAAAAAGGTTTTGCAAAAAAAATGGAAACAAGTTAGCAAAAGAGAAAACAAAGCTGAAGAAAAGTAATATTATAAAAAACCTATAATAAACAGGAATGAAAATGACAAATTATAACGAGGTATTTGAGAAGTCTTTACAATATTTTGGCGGTGATGAACTTGCTGCCTCCGTCTTTGCCACGAAGTACGCACTCCAGGATGAGCAAGGAAATTATCTTGAAACAGATCCAGACCAGATGCATAGAAGGATCGCAAAGGAATTTGCTAGAATAGAAGCAAAGTATCCTAACCCTATGTGCGAAGATGAGATCTATGATCTTCTTAAAAATTTCAAGTATGTGGTCCCACAAGGTTCTCCTATGTCTGGAATCGGAAACACACACCAGATACAGTCACTGTCCAATTGCTTTGTAGTGGATTCTCCGCAAGATTCCTACGGAGGTATTTTAAAGACAGATCAGGAGCAGGTTCAGATTATGAAGCGTCGTGGAGGTGTTGGTTTTGACATATCTACCATTCGCCCTAAAGGCCTAAGAACATCTAACGCAGCTAAGACAACCGACGGTATCGGAGTTTTCATGGAGCGGTTTTCTAACTCCTGTCGCGAAGTTGCTCAAGGTGGTCGAAGAGGCGCACTCATGCTTACAATCTCAATCCATCACCCAGACATTGAGACCTTTATTAATATTAAGCGAGACCTATCAAAGGTAACGGGAGCCAATATCTCAGTTAGGCTGTCTGATGAGTTCATGAAAGCTGTTGAAAACAATGAGGATTATGAGCTTCGCTTCCCTGTTGATGCAACAGGTGATGAGAAAACTGTAACTACAACGACTTCTGCGACTGAGATATGGAATCAGATCATTGAGTCTGCGCATGGATCTGCTGAGCCAGGTCTTCTTTTTTGGGATAATGTTCTAAACTACACTCCTGCTCAAATTTACAAGGATGACGGGTTTCACACAATTAGTACTAATCCGTGCAGTGAAATCACCCTGTCCGCTTACGATAGCTGCCGCCTTCTTCTTTTGAATACGACTTCTTTTGTTAACAGCGCATTTTCTAAGAATGCAGAATTTGACTACGATCTTTTTCGAGAAATTGCCGGAAAAGCTCAAAGGCTTATGGATGACTTGATCGATCTTGAGATCGAATGTGTCGACAAGATAATCAGTAAGATTAAATCAGATCCTGAAGGCAGTGAAGTTAAAAGAAACGAACTTCTTCTTTGGAATAAAATTAAAGAGGTTGCTCAAGCTGGTCGCAGAACAGGCTTAGGGGTGACAGGAATCGGAGACACTTTGGCTATGCTTGGTGAAAAGTATGGTTCTAAGAAGTCTATTGATTTGACTGAAAACATTTACAGGACTTTGGCTGTTGGGTCTTATGAGTCTTCTTGTCACATGGCTACTGAGCGCGGTGCTTTCCCAGTTTATGATTTTGACAAGGAAGAAGGGCACCCGTTTATGGAAAGGCTTTTTGAAGCTGCCCCAGAGCTTCGAGAATTGCACAGAGATCACGGTAGAAGAAATATTGCATTAACTACAACTGCTCCTTGCGGCAGCGTTTCTGTGCTAACACAGACAACTTCGGGTATCGAACCTGCATTTATGCTTAAATACACCCGAAGAAAAAAGATTAATCCAAATGATGCCACAGCTCAAGTCGATTTTGTTGATGACCTCGGGGATAAGTGGCAAGAGTTTGATGTATATCATCATGCTTTTAAGCAGTGGATGGATACGACAGGCTTAACTGAAATTGAAGACAGCCCTTATGCAGAAGCAACTGCAAACGAGATCGATTGGGAGTCTGCAGTAGATTTACAGGCAGCAGCACAGCGCTGGGTGTGTCACGCAATTAGCAAGACCATCAATTTACCTAATAAAGTATCAGTCGACGACGTCAAGAAAGTTTACTGGAGAGGCTGGAAACAGGGCTTAAAAGGAGTCACAGTGTATCGAGACGGATCTCGATCTGGCGTCCTTGTTTCTAGCGAAACCACATCGAAAGATGATGATTCTTTCTCTGAAACTCCAGCACCAAAGCGACCTGATCTTCTAGATTGTGATATCCATCAAACTTCCGTAAAAGGAGAGAAGTGGACAATTCTTGTCGGCCTAATGGACGGAAAGCCTTATGAAGTTTTCGGCGGGTTAGCTAATAAGATTGAGATCCCTAGATACTACAAAGATGGAACACTAACAAAAAGAGTTAGAAAAACAAAGAACTCTAAGTACGATCTAAGATTTGGGCACGCGACAGATGAGTTTTGCATCAAGGACGTTGTGGAAGTATTTGATAATCCAACACACTCAGCTTTTACTAGGACAATTTCTCTCGCGCTTCGACATGGCGCCCCAGTTTCTTTTATGGTTGAGCAGCTTCAAAAGGATAAAGACACTGACTTCTCATCTTTCTCTCGAGTCATTGCAAGAGTGCTCAAAATTTACATTCCTGATGGTACAAAAGCAAGCAGCGGTGCATTAGAAAATTGCTGTGACGATCCAAACATAGTATACCAAGAAGGTTGTGCCACTTGTTTATCGTGCGGATATGGAAAGTGCGGATAGTTATATCCAAGGAGAAGGTCATTATGAGAAAAACCATACACATCGACGACAAGATCAGCGAAGTTAAACTAAGATACAACCCAATTATTGTCACTGTTAATAAGTTTGATGAAGATGCTGCCAGAAAATTTAGGGATGAAATTAATGCTGCTCATAATACTGGACAACCTGTAATTCCTGTTGTTATTGCATCATACGGCGGTGCAGTATACTCACTCTTAAACATGATTGACACGATTGAAAGTGCATCTCTACCTATTATGACAATCGCGGAAGGAAAAGCAATGTCTTGCGGCGCAGTTCTTCTCTCTTGCGGAACTAAAGGCTATAGATATGCTGCTCCTAATTCAACAATTATGATTCACGACGTTAGCTCCATGAGCAGCCGACAAAAAGTGGAAGAGTTAAAAGCAGACGTTAATGAGTCTGACCGGCTAAATAACAAGATTATGCGCCTCATGTCATCCAATTGCGGCAAAAGACCAGACTACTTTCTTAAAGAGATTCACAAGCGCGGAAGAGCAGATTGGTTTCTCGAAGCCGATGAGTGCCTAGAGATCGGTTTGGTTGACCATGTCGGCATGCCGGAAATGAAAATATCAGTTGATGTAGGTGTCGAAATAGAATAGTTAATAGATGTGCCTTTAGTGGAGAGCATCTATGTCAAAGTCTGTGTTTCGTCAGGTCCCAAAAACTGGTGTCATTTTTACAACAGCCTCAGCTATGAAATTAGGTTTTTATCGAGGGCATCCAGATTGGTGTAATTTCGGTCAAGGCCAGCCTGAAACTGGGTATCTCGATGGCGGCCTAGAGCGTATTAGCCACATTGATATCGATGAAGGTGATCATGAGTACGCACCAGTCGGTGGGCTTCTTGAACTCCGCGAAGCGATTGCGAACATGTACAATGTTCTTTATCGAAAAAATAAGAAATCTAAATACACAGCAGAAAATGTCTCCATTGCAGGCGGAGGTAGAACTGTTTTAACTCGAGTGGTTGCTGCCCTTGACGCTATTAACTTGGGTCATTTCTTACCTGATTACACAGCCTATGAAGAGCTTTTGTCAACATTTAAGGGTTTTAATACTATTCCAATCATGCTTGATCCTGATAACGGATACACTTTTTCTCACCAGGATTTAAGAAAAGAGATCCAGGGGAGAGGTTTAGGTGCAGTGCTTGTTTCAAATCCTTGTAATCCTACAGGCAAGACAATATCGGGAAGACACCTCAGAGAGTGGATTAAAGCAGGAAGAGAGACAGGATGTTCTCTGATCATGGATGAGTTTTATAGCTCTTACGTTTGGGAAGGTGTCCCGTCAGGAGAGACATTAAGCTGTAGCAAATACATCAACGACGTTAACGAAGACAACGTGTTAATAGTTAACGGTCTCGGAAAAAACCAAAGATATCCAGGATGGAGAATTGGTTGGGTCGTTGGCCCTAAAGATGTTATTAAGTCCATCAATAGCGCTGGCAGTTTCTTGGACGGCGGAGCCCCTCGCCCAATTCAAAGAGCAGCAGTATCTCTCGTAACACCTGAAGCTGTGACACAAGAGACACAGTCCATCCAGAAAGAGTTTAGGCAGAAACGACAAGCCATGATGGACGGCCTCAGAAAAATAGGCGTAACATTTGACTGTGAGCCTGGCGGATCATTCTACTTGTGGGGAAATGTGTCAGCGCTACCTGAGGGCTTAAATACTGGTATGGATTTCTTTCACGCTTGCTTAGAAAAGAAGGTGATTGCTGTCCCAGGAGAGTTTTTTGATGTCAACCCAGGCAAAAGAATGAAGAATGCTGGGTCAAGATTTAAAAATTATTTAAGATTTTCGTACGGCCCTGACATTGATACGATTAACAAAGGCCTAACCCGCCTCGAAGAGATGGTTCAACAAAGGCTCTGACTTAAAATATAGAGCTCCATACGTAGTTTACAGCGCACTCATCTTCGAGTGACAAAACAAACACAACAGGAGCTTTTAAATGAATCCAACAAATCTAGTCGCAGGCGTCAATCGCGTCGTATTAAACTTAGCTGCTCCAGCAGCCCCCACTGACGGTGTAGCAGATGACGCTAACATTGCCGGTATGTTCATTTACTCCCGGGTGCCAATTCGCATCTGGCAGATGAATAACGCCAACGCCTGGTCTGAACTAGACACCCTCACAGGTGGCGCAGGGTCTAGAATCGTCACAGTCTACTTTGACTCAACTGATGTCACCAGAATCTTCCTGCAGTCAACTGGACAAGACAATGTCACAGTCCGCGTGGTTCGCAGAGAGCAAGAAGGATCAAACGTTCAGCAAGAAGGCGCCAATCGAAGAGTTCACGTTGCTGCAACATTTAGAAGTTTATCTGACACGCCTAACGCCTATACAGGCCAGGCCGGAAAATATCCACGCGTTAACGACGGCGAGACCGGCATTGAATTTGTTGAGTCTTCCGGTGAAGGCGCACAGGGTCCAGCAGGCCCACAAGGTCCAGCAGGCCCACAAGGTCCAGAAGGTCCACAAGGCCCGGCAGGTGCAGATGGCGCAGCAGGAACTTTAAGTGCGCAGCATGTTCATGAAGGAAGCTTAACAATTGACACTCCGGGAGACACAGCCACGTGGTCGATTAAGCCTACAAGATTTTGGGGTAGAGACCAAGATCCTGATAATCGTGAAGTTCCATATCTCAATCCACTTGGTGCGGGTCTAACGCCTAATATTACAAATAATTTACCTTCTGAGACACTAATTTCAGATTTTCACGTCGGCGGCACGCATACTTTCGGTTCCGCACATTTTCACGCAACTTATACGACCCCTTATGCAGGCTGGGCACCGATTCACGGCAAGAATAGAGACCCACGCTATACTAGCCGAAACAATTCAATGACTCACAACTATAGCAACTGGGTCAACTGGACAGCAAACGGCGACAGTGAAAACGGCATAGGTTTTTATTCAAATCCTCGCTTCTATACCTACGGACCTGTTGGAGGAGGTCCTTCTGGTGCTAAGTTAAATGTGACAGGTACAATTTCCATGACTTCGGAGTCAAACATCTTCATTGGAGATCCAGCCGGTACTAACATGGACCAGTATCCAGAGACTTGGGGTGCAGGAGACGCAGATGCCCTTTTCATCTCTCGACATAACTATGTAAACAATAGCAATGACACATATTATCAGTTCGGTGACAGACGCTCTCTCGTGAATTTTGCTAGTTCTTCACACATTGATTTTAAAAATGCCACCATGAAAATAGACGCTTGGGCCCCCTATCATACTCCAGATCATGATAAGCCTATTCTTCAAATTGACAAATACAGACAAGACGAATACGGGTATTGGTATTATACCGAATCCGGTCATATGGAGAAGCAGCGATTTAACCTCATTGATCCTTGGGGCCGCATCAGTCTTCCCCTCGGAACCAAAATATACAATCAAAAAGTAGCCCAGGGTGCGGAGACTACGTTTAACAGAGTTAGTATTGAAACTGATGAATACGGTTATTTCCATTGTAATCCGAAAGCTGACTTTTTTGGAAGTACTAAATTCTGGGCAGGCGTTGGGACAACTAATACTGCTGAATTCAATGCAGATGTAGAGTTTAAGGGAGATGTAGACTTTTCAGAAGCTAATTCAGTAACCGGGCTGCCCGCGTCTGCATTACCATCAGAATTTCCTAATCACGTGCACTTTGCTACCAAGATCGATGTTGAGCGTCTTCACCTTAATAAGGGGAATAATAGCGTACAACCTTCTGGGATGAGTTCGCCTATGATGATTCGCCAAGACGGAGTTAACTTTGGGCACGGCATAACGATTGAGGCTCCTTACGCAGGCACATACACTCAAGGGTGGGGTGTGCGCGTTGACAGCACTAAAGAATTAGTTTTCCAGGCATTCCAGCTTGAACATGATGGTAATCTTAAAGATAACACATGGAACAATCCAGGCTTTGGACGAGGCTATTTATCTGACGCTACGGATGTGGGCCAGATCACATTTACAGGACAACATAGATCTCTTCCATCTGAAGGAACAGTTGCAGATTTTGAAAACAAAGTCGGGATGATCGTTGTTTCTACAGGCAAGTATGCCTCAATGACAGAAGAAGATATCACTATAAATGACGCAATGCCAAAGGTAGAACTTTCTTCTAAAGCAAATGATAAAAGAGCTTTCGGTGTTGTCTCTAATGTTGAAGATGCTGATAGTAATGAGAGAAGATTTCAACTTGGTCTCTGGGGTTCGTCAATGGAAAAACCTGAAGGCGACGATCGCGTCATCATTAACTCTGTAGGTGAAGGTGCAATGTGGGTAACAGATATCAACGGCAACCTTGAGAACGGTGACTACATCACAACCTCAGACCTCGCAGGGTACGGTATGAAGCAAGACGACGATCTACTTCACAACTACACAGTTGCTAAGATCACGATGGACTGCGACTTCGATCTCAACTCCACTGAGTATCGTTGCGAACAGATCGGTCCTTACAAGCGTGCTTTCGTTGGAGTTACATACCACTGCGGATAAAGTTTATAAACATTTTGGCTCGGAGTCAATACAATTAGTCATAAATGCCAAGGAGGTATACATGGCTAAGAAAGTTTATAAGTTGCATGATGAAGTGATCGGTGAAGTTGCTCGCTCTTTACAGCGCGCTCTGCTAACCGGAACTGATATCGTAGATCATCTACGTCAGATCGAACTCAATGTTCAGCGAGGAGATAGTTCCGTGACGCTGTCTGAGGAATTCGTTCGACGCCAGACTGAGAACGATCAGCGCATGGTCGATGAAGCTGAGGCGCTAAATCTCGAGACTGAGTAAGATGTCAGAAACATCTTCTGATAGATTAGATGCCATTTTCTTTCTCCAGGAAAGATTTATGGAGCAGCTGTCGCAGAACAAAGAGCCTCTTCCTGAGTGGCCTGTGGACCCTTCTGATAAGAAGGCACAGCAGTTTATTCGTGATATCATTCATAGAGGAACTGAAGAGGCATTTGAAGCGCTACTCCATCTTAAAAATTGGAAGCCTCATAAGCACACTGAAAACAAAGAATTTAATCGAGATGCGTTTCTCGAGGAGATGATTGACGACTTCACGTACAAGCTTGAAGCGTTAATTTTAATGGGATATGAGCCAAAAGAATTTTTTAACGCATTTTGCGAAAAGAATAGAAGAAATCTGGACAGGGTCAGAGGAGAGTACTGACCTACTTGAGTATTTGTTCAAGGCGCAAAATGATTTTTCTTCAAAGTTTATCGATCAAGAAAATTTGTCACTTGAAGAAAAAGAGCGACTTACTCAAGAGTTTGCTCTGGCGCTACACAATGAAGTTTCATCTCTTGTAAGAGAAATTAATTTTAAGCACCACGCAAGTGAAAGAAAAGACATTGTAAAAAACTCCATTCTGTTTGAAGGAATTGATTGCTTTCGATATCTTTTAGCGATTATGAATTTGTGGGGTTTTACGCCTAAAGAGTTCCTCGAAGCGTTTGATGACAAATCTGCTTATCTGGATATTAAATACAACAATGAGCAAGAGTGGGCAGGACAACCTGTTATCCTGGTCGATGTCGATGATGTTGTCGCAAACTTCAGAGAAGGATATGCTGAATACTTAAATTCTTTGGATGGAGTCAGTGTTGATGTAAGCTCCAGTGAGTACTATTTCACAGAAGGAATCCCTAGAGAAAAGTACAATCCTGAGCTAATCTTTCAAGACTTCATCGAAGCCAGAATGCTAAGAACGCTATCATCAGATCAAAGCATGGTAGATGCTGTTAATAAACTATACGAACAAGGTCACTGGATTCATGTTCTAACTGCTAGGCCTGACTGGAATCAAACTTGCAAGTACGACACTTACACGTGGCTTGCAAACTCAGGAATGAAATTTCATAGAGTGTCATTCTCACCTGAGAAAATGATTTGGGCTGCAAAGTCAAAATACTACGATGAGGATGCAATACTTTGCGCAATAGATGATTCTCCGAAACACTCCAGAGAGTATGCAAAGCACGGGGTTAAGGTAATCTCTCCAAGCAAAACATACAACACAGAGCTTCAAAATGTTGACAATGTCTTTGTTGTGAATGACGGCAAAGAGGTGGACCAAGTAATTCAAAACTTTGGAGGTTAATGCATATTTAATTCTGCAGAGGATTTTGTATGTATAACCTTCCTTATCTCTCAGATATTAGAGAAAAGATTGACAAAAAGATCGATGAAGACCCGGACTTCTATGACAATGTAAGAGTCAACGGCCTGAGAAAAGATATCGTAGATCTTCTTAAAGACATGAGAGCGTGGGTTGACAACAAAGATCAAAATCAGATTTTAGGCAAGAATAGAACATATTTACCTGTGAAAGATTTAAACAATAACGTAAATGATTTTTTACAGCGCCATTCTGACATAGTTGATACAGCAAAGCGCCTAGGAATTCTATCTT